TTGCATCTTGCCATAGAGTTGCAGGTCGGTGCCCGAGTTGCCGGCCCCGACGCAATAGGTCGCTGGACCGAAACAGGCCAAGCGAAAGCCGCCAATCGCATAGTTGCCGCCGACCACTGAAATACAATTGCCAGCCGATGCCTCGCTGACCGTGACGTTGGTCGGCGTGCTCAAATCCCCTTCGATATAAACGGTGCCGACGCCATTGGTCGGCCCGCAAGAGAACGGCGGATAATCGCCGCCAGCGACGTGAACCTTTTGGCTGTAGCCGTTCATATTGTATTTGGCCGTTTCGTTGACGCCACGCTGCGGCGTCGCGAACGGCCCGACCGTGGGGCTCAAGACGGTGGCCGAAGTGCCGTCGTAGTTCGTATCGTTGCCGGTCGCGGCGTTGACGTACCAATCGGCGTTATGCTGCAGGATCGGGATTTGGCCGGTGCGCTGCGTGCCGCCAGCGATGAGCTGCCACTCGACGCCGTCATCAAACAACAAAAGCCAAGCGGTCGCCGAAACGTCGCCAAGGTCGATGGGCGACAGGTCGGTGTGCGTCACCGGCCTGAAAGCGCCGCCGTTGAGCGAAAAGACCGTGCCGCCCTTCATCGAGGCGAAGCCCGGCTTGAACCAGACCACCGTGCCATACGGCGGCAATGTCCCGCCCGGCAGCGTCGGGATTTGCGCGCTCCACTGATTCGCCGTGCCGTAGTTGGTCGACTTGTTCAAGGCATTCTCGGTGTGGACTGCCTTGAAGACCTGCAGTAATTGCGTCAGGTCGCCGTTGCTCGGCACCAAGCCGGCCGCGATGATGCAGTTGACGATTTCACGTTGCGGATACTCGACCGCTTCGGCCGGGACGATAGAGCCCTGGATGCCGGCAGCCGGGTTGCCATTGATGTATCCAGCGTTCGGATTCGACGGCTGATCGAACGGCTGATTGTATTTCATGTGACTGACTCTCTTTTCAGAACAGGACGACTTCGTCCCACTCGGTCGTCACCTTGAATTGCCAAGTGCCGGTCCCCGGCACGCTGGCGCGGATGACGAAGCCTTCATCGGGCGCAAGGAACAGCGGGTGCTCGCCCTGCAGCTTCTCGAAGAGCGTGACCGCGCTTGGAAAGAGCGGCGTATTCCCCGTCGTCGGTGCCGCCGCGACGCGGGTGTCGACCGCGTCCGGATCGAGCGTGCGCGTGCCGGGCGTCAGCGCCGCCGTCGTGGCGCACATGATGATAGCTTGCGAGTTGGCCATCGACGTGCGCAGCCGGCCGCCGCCGCCCACGAGATTGGCTTCGTTGCCGCCGCCGTCTGCCACGGTGAAACCGCGCGCGATGAACATGTCGAACGTCGCGACGCCGGCCGCGAAGCCGACGTTGGTCCAGGCGTTGATGCGCACGCGATTGATCAGCGCCAGCAGCGTTGCGGGCCACTGGAATGAATAGATCGGCGCATTGGCGGCGAGCCCTGCGGCGATGACGCCGCTCTTGGCGCAGTGCTGATAGATGCCGCCCGTGCCGTAGTCGAGCGGATACGGCGTCGCGAAGAGCATCGACCGTTGTATCGAGCCGTCGCCGCCAGCCGAGATGTCGCGCATCCGCAGCGTGAAGGTGTCGCCGATGCCGTCCTTGATGAGTTTGTTGTCTGCCATGTCACGGTATCCCGAGCGCGAGGTAGCCGCTGTTGAAGGTCTGGCTGAAGTCGAGGCTCACCACCGACGAATAATCGTAGACAATGACGGTGTGCGCCGGCTTGTACCGATCAAACAAACATTCGAGGTCTTGCGCGTGACCGATGCTCAAGAGGCGGTCGACGCCGCACTCGCCGATGCCGGTGTGGAAGTATGAGAGCGCGAGCGCGTTGACGTGAACGGTCCAGTAATAGCGAAGCTCGGGCGGCCCGAGCTGCCACATGAAGCGCGTCGGGTCTTCGGGGTTGTCGAGTTCGCTGCGCGTGTCGCCGACGCGCGAGATGCCGCACTGATACGGCAGATATTCTGTAATCGTGATCGTGTAGCCGAGCGCCGCCGCGACATCGATGAAAAATTGCCGCGACTGGCCGCCGAGCATGGTCATCTTCAGGACCAGCGCGGTGCGCCGCGCCTCTGCGGTCTGCGGAACGGTGACGCACGGATCGGGCAGGCCCCAAGCGCGCTCCCAATCCGACAGCAGCTCGACCGTCGCGCGCGGGTCCGACTCGCGTTCTAAAAGATCGGCGGCGCGGCTATCGACGAAGCCGAAGGTGTCGGCGAGCCCAAAGCACGACAGGACAAGCGCGCTCTCCGGATGCCGGGGCCACGCTTGCCCGTGCGGTAGCAGCCGAAGCAATTGATGTGCGTAGTCATTGCCGGTGCGTCTGACGTGGCGGTCAGCCATGCTGATGCGTGATCAGTTTTTGTTGCTGTTCGATTTGCGCGACGGTCGGCGTCGGCGCGGTGCTGTAATAGATGTCGCCGAGCACGGCCATGTAGCCGGGGGCCGGCATGACATCGTCCTCTTGCGTGGTCATGTCGAACGAGATGACGCCGGGCGCGGCCATGACCGCCGCGTATTTCCAGGCCGCGTAAATCGTCTGGCCCGGCGCGGCGTAGAAATAGAGCATTTGTTGAATCGACGCCTCGATGGCCCCGCGAATGGCCGGCGTGTCCGGATTGAGACTGACCAGCGCGAAATCGATGGGCTGTTTGAGCGGCGCGAGCACGTAGCATTCCTTGACCGTGACCGGCCGCTTCGAATTCACGTAGGCCGCGACGGTGTCGACATCGTCTGGCAGCGGGAAGCCGTCATTGTCGGCGCGCAGGTCGTCCATCATGAAGCGCACGGTCGCGGTGCCGATGCCTTGCTGATTGCCCACGGCCCAGGCCCGCGTGACGCCGGGCACGGCGAGCGCCCATGCTTCGTAATCGTAGGCCGCGCCGCCCATCGGCGGCTGACGGATGCGGCGCAGCACGCGGGCGCGCAGCTCATCGTCGGTTTCAGTATCGGTGCCGTTGATCAGCTCGACGACGGTCGCTTCGGCGTCGACGTTCGGCGGCCCGTTGATCAGCGCCAGCGAAGAGCCGGCGAGCTGATTGCCGATGGTCCCCGGATCGAGCGCGCGGATCGTGACCGGCGTCGGCGTGTCGGCGTCGATGGTGATTTCTTCCGTCGTCTCGTAGGTGACGCCGGTCATGCCGACGCTGCCGGCAATCAACTGCTGCCCTTCCGGCACCACGGCACCGCCGACGCCGGTCATCGTCGCCGAGCCATCCGCGAGCGTGGCTGTCTTGCGCCCGGTCGAGCCGTCCGCGTTCACGAGCCAGATGTTCGCGTGGCGGTCGAGCCATTCCTGTTCGGCGGTGTCGGGGAGAAGCTGCAGCGCCAGCCAATCGATGTACTGCAGCGTCAGATGACAGATCGCGCCCATCGCGTCCGACATGACGCGCAAGACGCTGTTCGCAATCGCGGCGTCAGCGCCCGGCAGATAGGCGCGAACGGAGTCGCGCACCATCGACCGCACTTGCTTCAGTGTCGGTGTCGACCACGGCATGAGATGCTTTTGTTTGTTAGCGCGGCGGTCCCGCCGCAGGCGGATTGTAGGGGTTGTGCGGAATTTGCTCCGGTATCTCGTTCCAGAGCACTTGGAATTGCAGGTCGATTTCCAAGGCCGGCCCGCGATAGACGCGCACGACGGCGTCTATTTGCTCGATGCCGACTCGCGATGCGTCGACGGTGAAGCGCGAGCCGATGCGCCGTTGGATGAACGGCTGAATCGCTTCGGTGATGTACGTCTCGACCCAGGCCACGGTCGAGCCCTGCGCCGCGCTCTGGTCGGTGATCTTCGAGCGTTTCAGCAACCAAAGCCGCGAGCCGATGGGCCAGCCGTCCCAAATCTCTTCGGCATCAAGATCGCCCCACCATCCCATGCGGTCGGTCGAATTTGGATCGGGCAGGATGTCGGACGGATCGGCGAGCTTGTTGGTGCCGAGCGCGACGATGATGGCGGTCGCAAGCGCCTGCGTGTCGTCGAGCGTGCCGTTGGCCAAGAGATTCCAGTCGACCGTGACATCGTACTTCGGAAAAAACGTGTTCTGCACAAGC